AAAAAAAAAAAAAAAAAAAAGAAAAAAGAAAAAAAAAAAAAAAAAAAAAAAAAAAAAAAAAAGTTTAAATTTTTTTTTTGCTGGAAAAAGTTTTTTCTGAAGTCCATGGCCATGTCGAAAATAGGCCAATTATTCCATTTTATTCCATTTTTCATTCCATTTCGACGCAACGAACGACTGACAGTGTATCAAAAATTGATTTACGCAATTTTTTTTATTACTGAACTCTTTAGATACAAAAAAACGAGCAAAAATGCTCGTTTTTTATTCCATTTCGACGCAAGATTCGGATTTTAAGACTACAGTCTTGTTTTTTGACATTTTTCCTTTTTTTTTATTTTTTTTTAGACATAAATCAATAATATAAAAAAATCAAAATTTCAAAAAAAACAAAAAATTTTGAAAATGGCCAAATCGGCACTTTTTATTCCATTTCGACGCAAGACCAAAAAAATGAGTGCTCGTTTTTTTTTTTAACAAAATATTTGTAGATAACGTAATGATATATTTAAAAATAAATCGTATTTTTAATCTGCTCGTTTTTTTTGCTCGTTTTTTTAAAATCGTGCGAAAAATGAAAAAATCGAACTTGCGAAAATTTTACAAGGGTGCACCCTAGGGTAAATTTCCAACATTTGAAAAAGCCAACAAAATCATAAATTTAACAACACTGAAATGAGTGTCATTTTTAAAAATTTAAAGGTCATTTTTTAAGACTGGTTCAGTAATCGGCCATGGACGGCCAAATCGATGCCATGGATTTGGCCAAATTTGGCCATAAATTTTTTTTTTTATAAAAATTTGTAAAAAAAAAATTTTAAATAAATAAATTCCATATCTAAATACCGATGGTATATTTATGATATAAATTGATATAAATGCCTATAAAAATATTAATTTCAAAGGGTATACCGTATGTTTATTAAAAAATGATGTATTTTTCATCAAAATATGCTAATTTTTGTTATTTTGGCCATGAATTGCCAAATATGGCCAAATCTTGAAAATAAATTTGGCCAAATATGGCCAAATCTTAAAAATTAATTTGGCCTATTAAATAAATAACCTAAAATTAATATCAAATTAGATATTATATTTATTATGAAATATTTAATTAAAATCATAATTGCATTAATAATTTTCATAATTGTGTTAGATCGTTTTAGTTTGTATTTAAATAAAGAGAAGTTTAAAAAGGAAGAGAAAAATTATTATTTAGAAAAATTTTTAGATGTTGCAAGAAATAATGGGATGAAAATACTTCAATTAGATAATGTATTTTATATTATAAATGAAAAGACAAATAAATTTATGAGACTAGAATTAGTTGAAAGAAATGGTATATTAGTTCTTAGATTTATTGATTTAAGAGATAGTAATGTATCAAAATCTCATGCGAAAGGTGTTGGAAATAAATGGAAAAATCATATATTATTGGAAAAAGATAATATCCCTCAAATTAAAACAATAAAAGTAACACAATATATGAATGATGATGATATAATCAAAAAAATGAAGACAGAATTAAGTGCTCCTTATGTGATAAAATTGATAAGAGGAATGAAGGGTGAAGATATTTATTTAAATTTAAATACTTCAAATGAAATAAGAAAAGTATTAAAAAAAATAAAATCAAAAACAGACAAAAGGCGTATATTAATTCAAGAACAAAGTAATTTAAAGAATGAATATAGAGTATTTATAATGGGTAATAAAATAGTAAGTATATTTGAAAAACAGATTTCAAATGTAATTGGAAATGGAAAATCTACATTAAAGAAATTGGTTGAAGATATAAATAATAGAAATGAAAACTTAGAAAGAAGATATGATATAAAACTTCCTAAATTATTAATAGATTCATCAATTAGATTAAATGAAAAACGAATACCAAAAAATGGAGAAAAGGTATTTTTAAGTAATAAGAAAAATGCATATTATGGTTCCTTGCCTAAGAAGATAGATATAGGCACAGTTCATGATGATAATATCAAACTGTTTTTAAAAGTAGCAGATATTTTCGAAAAGAATTATAATCAAAGATTAATAGGAATTGATTTTATGATAGATGATATAACAACATCATATAAAAATAATTCTTCTGCGGTCTTAGAAATAAATGCTATGCCTGGATTTAAATATATATTTTCTGCTCATCCAAAAGATGTATCAAGTATTACACAAAAGGAAATAATAAAAGAAGAAATAAATGTGAATACAAGAATTTTAGAAGTAATTAAACATATACAAACTCTAAGTAAATCAAATATAAATCCAAAACATAAAATAGTTTTGAATAAAAAATTAAATAAAATAAAAGAAACATTTAATGTAATAAAAAATGATGAACCAGTAAATTTATATTGGACAGGTGGTTTTGATTCAACTTTTTTATTATGTCATTATTTAATTGATTTAAAAAGAATAGTAAGACCAATTTATATAACAGCACATATTGATAATAAGAAAGGGGATGATTATTACAGAAGAAATAGAAAACAAGAAGTATCTGCAATAAATCGTATTCTTTGGCTTTTAAAGAAAAAATTTCCTGAAGTAGATAAAAGAATTTTACCAGTAAAATTAGTTGAAGATATAGAAATACCAAATGAATATTTGGTAGCATTTAATAAATTAAATCTTTTTGATAGAGCAATTAATCAATATGTTTATTTAGCATATTATGCTTATTCTGAACAAATTCCAATAATGATAGGAACAGTAGGTATAATTGGTGAAGGAACAGGAAAAGATTTACCGAGTGATAGGTGGGGAATTTATTTAAGGCAACATTTAACAAAAAATACGAAAAATGAATATCTAGCAAAAGATACCCCAGTTTTAAAATATTTAATATTTCCATTAGCATATCTTTCAAAAAGAAAAATTTATGATATAGCAAAGCATGGTAATTATCATACAATTTTAAAAGAAACTTGGTCTTGTTGGTTTCCATTAGAAAATGGAACTCCTTGTAAAGATTGCCCAATGTGCCAAGAAAGAATTATAACCCATCCAAATAAATATTTTGCTGTTTAAAATTGATTTGTATAAACAGAACTTAATATAAAATGAATTATCTACCAACTTGTATAATAGATTTGATCTATGAATTTTCTGCGTGTAATGTAAATGGATGTAGAGAACACGGATATCATATATATAATGCTGATGCTGGAGATTTATCTATGAATGAAAATCTAGATGCTTATAATGGATATTATTGTGATGAACATATTGAAGAGTTAGAAAATTTTATTGATCGTAATTTTTATGAAGCCCAAGGTTATGGTGAAGAAGATTATTATGTAGAAGATTGGGATTATTAAAATATTAGTTATTAGTAGATGCTTACTAATAATATCCCCATAGTAATTGTAAATCTAATTAGATCTTATATTCCAAAAAAATGTTGTTGGAAGAATTGTACTGAAATTGGAACAATATTATATATCCCAACTATATTTGAAGGTGATCCTTGGTATGATCGTTGTCATTGTTGTCAAAATCATTATACATCAATTCGTGAGTATTTTCGTCATAATTAAAATTGAATAGTAAAATACATATTTAAATATATAAATTATATTCATTAAATATGAATTCTATAAAAACGACTACACTTTTAACTTTACGAAAGCAACAAATTCCAGATGATTTAACAAATATTATTCTAAAATTTTTAGAATGTAAAGCAGATGGTTGTTGTAATATGGATATTTATCCTTTAGGTAAATCTTATTTAGATAGTCGTAATTTAAGAGAAGTTAATTGGAATTATATCATAGAATTTGGAGACAATAATTATCATCAAGATGATTGTTATTGTTTTGAACATATGAAAGTAAATATGGTTGCTTTAGATGATATTCTTGGAGTAGAAGATTACGACGATGATGATGATGATGATAGTAGTGGAAGAATGGGATGGTATTATTCAGATGGTGAAATTATTGATAATATTTCAGATAATTATTCTGATGGAGAAATTTTATCTGATCATTATTCCGAGGGAGAAATTTATGATAGTTTTCTAGGATGGGATTTTAATGCGAGTTGTGATATTTAATAATTAATAATAAATATTTGGACTGAATAAAATATCACAAATTAAAATTGAAAATCAAATATGCTACATCATTATCTACAACTTTAGACAATTGTTTTTTAAATTTTAAAACTCTATATACAACAATAATATGGTCGGTCTTTCTCGTTATAAATTGAAACATAATACTAGGTCAGTATTGATGAGTCAACGAGCAAAGAATGAAAGATTTGCTGTAGCGTGTAAGTCGTGTGCGGGTGTATCATATGGACCTCCATTAAAACAAGATGAAACAACTCTTGATGATATTGAGTATTACTATGCTCAAGAAAACAGTCTTAGGCAAATTGATCTTCATAATAAGCGGATTATGGTTTCTGCTCATGAAAATTTATCACCATCAGAGTGTGCGTTTTCTAATATGAAAATCTCAATGCATAATCAGACTGTTGCTGGAATGAGACAAGCAAGTAATTATGGATCACGACTTAAATCCTATATGGATAAGAAGGGTGGTGTGTTATAGTATATTAATCTATATATATATGACAGTTATTTACTTTATTTAATTTTGAAATTATTAATATAATAGGGACTGGTTTTATAATTCTTCATCTAATAAACTTCCTAAACTATTATTATCACTATTTTGTTCGGGATTATTTTGAGGGGGTATATTTTCTTCATTTTCAATTTGGTCGTCTTCATCATTAGGAACTTGTCCTGGTAATGGGAAAAGGTCTTGTGATTCTCTATTCTCAGTTTGCCATCGTTCTGCTTCATTAATACCTTGTTGTATAGAATTATATGTAGTTTCAGATGTAATTCTAATAGGTCTCAATGGTGCGGGTTGGCTCTCCGATGTTCTAGATGATGTAATACCAGAAGGTGCGGGTTCATGGGATTGTTGTTGATATTCTCCAGAATCTTTTTGGTCATCAGAATCCTGAAAATCGAGTGAAATATCACTAATATCAGATCTATCAGAATAATTATCAGAATAATCTTCATCAGTATTTTCAGCGATAGTAAAAATTGGTTGAACAGTATTAGGTGGTTGTGATGGTCTAATAGAAGCAGGCATAGATATTCTATCTCTTCCCCATAAGTTGACTTTAGTTCTACACATAGGACATTGACTTTTTTGATTAAACCAAGTTCCAATACAATAAGAATGAAAAACATGACCACATTCTAATTTGCATCCAATATTAGATTTTTGTCTATCATATACCCAATCACCGATATTTCTATTTCCAGCAAGTTTAGTAATTTTTGAAGGTTTACCATATATTAAAACATGGCAAATAGAACATTTATTATCTCTTAATTGACAAGCATAATTTTTTCTAATATTTGTATTTTGAGAAACTTCTTCTTCAAATAAACTAGTATTTTTGATTTCAAGTTCAACAAGTCTAGCTTTATATCGGCGTGTTTTTTCAATACGTTTTTCAAGTTCTTTTTTCTTATTTTCGTACATATATTTTAATTGATTAACGTGTTTCTGTAATGATTGTTCTTCAACTAATGAAAGAATAAATTTGTCTCTAACTTTTTTATATTTAACTTTATCAAAGCGATTTGCGAATACTTTATTAGTAAGGTTCATATCAGCTAATTGAAAGTATTGGTCATCAGTGATTGCTAAAATATTATTATTAGCCATTCATATGTTTATATATTTAGTTATAATGAAAATAAAAAAAAAATTTAAACAAGTCTAAAAATTGATATCATTTTGTAATAATAAGAAATAATGTTTAAAGCCATGTTTGAAGAAATAAGTCCAACATCAGAATTTATTCGTAAAGATGTGCGTAGTCGTTTTATAAGTGAATTTAATATAACAGATGAAAAAGATTTAGTGCTATTAGATAATATAATAAATAAGCGTATTCCGGATAATATTAATGGATCATATCTCAGTGAATTTTCTTGGAGGGGTTATTTAAGTTTTGAAGTAAATAAATCACACGTCCGTTCTATAAGGTTAGAATTTAATGCTCTAAAAATTTTAAAAAAGTATTTAACACCAGTAATAATACATCGTCTATATCGTTATCCAGATGGATTAAGATATAAAGCGTTAAAAAATCGTTTTGAATATGAAGCATTTAAAGCGGATTGTGAAATGAAATTATAAATTAAAATTGATGACATAGTGTTGTTCTCAAATACTGTTTTTTTAATGAAGCGATTACTATTAAATAATATTCCTCTTTGGCGAGGCCAACGAAAATTAGGCGTGAAATATGGAAGTAGTTTATTAAATACAATAACACACGAAAGGATACAAGGTCGTATTCCAATACAAGCAAATTTTTTTAGAAGTAGTGTTTTAAATGAATTTGAATTAACAGATAATATACATTTATTTAAAAAATATGTATGTCCAGTAATAGAAGAACAATATAAAAAAGGAGATTTAGTTTTGAATTTAGGTGGTGATCATGCTATATCAATTGCGACAATACCTCCAATGTTAAATAAATATCCAAATTTAAGAGTAGTATGGGTAGATGCTCATGCGGATATAAATTCACCAGAAGAATCCGGAAGTGGAAATGTTCATGGTATGCCAGTTCATTTTGTAAGTACTTTAGATTCAGATAAAAAGGATAATAAATTATTATTAAAAAATTTAGTTTATATGGGTGTAAGAGATACAGATTTTGCTGAACAAAAACTGATGGATAAATATGATATACGAAATTATACAAAGAAAGAGATAGATAAGCGTGGTATTCATTTAGTTGTAAATGAGATGATGATAGAAAAGGAATTATTAGTAAATCCAATTCATTTATCATTAGATATTGATGGATTAGATCCAGAATTTTGTCCAAGTACAGGAACAACATCTGATAAAGGTTTGAGTATAAATGATGTAATAAATTTATGTAGAAGATTAAAACAAACAGGAAATTTAGTATCAATTGATTTAGTAGAATTTAATCCATTTATTGGTAGTCAGTATGAAGTAGAAAAAACATTACATAATATCAAACAGATATTAGATGTATTAATCGAGTAAATTATTTTATTAATTAATAATATAGAAATGTATCAAGAAGATCTAGAAGAGATACAAGGAAATTCATTTCCAATGGAAGCATTTTCCCCAACTTTATGGTTAGATATGTCAATTAAATCACTTCTATTATTTGCGTTTATGTGGATATTAAGTCGTATAATAGATAAAAATATAAGATTTGATAATCAAAATGCGAGTGATGGTAAAAGAGAATTTATAAGTACAACAATCGTTTTTTTAGAAGTAGTAGTACAAATAGTAGTAATCACAATAATAATGTTTATTTTTAAAACAATATTTAGATATCTTTGTGATGAATATGATTTATTACCAGCAGAATTATCAACAATATCTTGGAGTGGTGCTTCATTTTTTATACCATTTGCTTTATTTAATATGTCAACAAATTTAACAGATAAACTAAATTATTTATTTGCGAAATATAAAGGTTGGATTATTTAAATAAAAATTAAAATTTAATAAGTAATAATAAAATTAATTTAAATAAAATGACAAAGACAAGTACAGATAATTATAAGTGTTTGAATACATTGTTATCAAAAAACATTGCTGACATTGTAATCAATTATTGTCCAACATTTTATGTTCAACATTGTTTAAAAAGAAAGAGAGAGACAAAGCACGAATTAGATCATCTACGTCACGAAATTTATAAAAAAACTAAATTAGTAGACCAATATGAGAAACAGTTAAAAGAATGGTGTAATCATATAAATATTCATTCAGAACGAAGTTGGGACGGTCATCGTGGTCATACATATTATAGTTGTGCGGATTGTGGCTGTAGTTTAAATAGTGGTGATTTTGGAAAAGGATATAAAATAATTTCTAGAAGTCATTCATATTAATAAAATGAAAATTGATTAATTAACTTTTTAAGTAAATCAAATGATTAAATGTCATTAGAATTAAGTGATTTAAATGATGAAAATAGTGAGAGCATAGATGAAGAAGATCCAAATAGAGAACACCGTATTCCAATAGAATTGCCAGAAATAAATTTATTAAATAATAATGGTGATATAGGTCCAGAACTTAGTCAAGTAACAGAACAAAGAAGAGCTTGTAATTATTTATATTGGAAACTCATAAGTTTATTAACTTGTTTTATGGTATTTGGTTTTGTAATGCCTATATTTTTAGTAGCATATTTTCCAATGGACAGAAGTGGTTTGACAGCAAAAATATTAATATTATGTTATTGTGCGTCGGTTTGGCTGTTAGGATGTTGTTGTCCGTGTTGTATAGGTCTAATTTATATGCATGACTTAAGACAAAGGCAAGAGGAATTAATAAATAATTTATTAGGAAATAAAGTTTTAACAGAAGAAACAGAAAATAATTTAACTGATAAATTATGTTCTATTTGTATAGAGAATATAGAAATTGGCGAAAGTTATACAAAATTAGAATGTTCTCATTCATATCATCGTGAATGTTTAAAACAATGGGTAGAAGTAAAATCAACTTGTCCTTTATGTCGAGAAGCTTTATAATTTATAATTATCTTTTCCAACAATAATATCAAAGAAATATTCAATAACTGGTTTATTTTTATGAAAACAAGCAATAAATAATAAAATACATAAACAGATAATTATCACTTTATGTTTATTAAGAAGGTTAAAAGTTTTAGCAGTAAGCATTATTATATTATAAATTATTACAAGATATTTTATAAAATAAAATTGATTAATATGTAGTTTAATAAATATATTCACAAAGTAATGTGGACATTAATAATGACAATAAGAGGTCGCCGAAGAAGAGAACGACTAAGACGAGAAGCAGAAATGCGTGCTTTAATAGAACCAATTGCAGAAGATTCTCAAGAACATATGGATCTAGCAGAACTAAATAAATTATTTAAGATAGAAAGATTTTTAAAAAGGCGAATTTGTACTCGTGATACTGATATAGAAGATGGTTGTTGTATTTGTTTGGGTGATATAGAAAAAGAACAGAAATATATTACATTACAGTGCGGTCATCAATATCATCATAAATGTATACGTAATTGGATAAGAACAAAACCAAATTGTCCTTTATGTCGTAAAACGTGTAATTTAAAAAGAAAATTATGTTGGAATTAGGGACTGACTTTTAAATAATTAAACAGAATTGAAAAATATTAAATTAATTAGAGATGTCTTTAAGAGGAATTTTATTAATGAGAAGAAGAGAAGAACAAGAAGGTGAGGATAGAAGATTTCCTCTGCTAACAATAAATTGTAGAACTATATTGAGTCGTACACTTCATTGTTTATTTACAACATTATTAGTAACACTTTGTTGGATTGGTTTTCTTGTATATAAGAAACATCCATATATATCAGTTATATGTATTGTTTTCTGTCCGATGATATTAATATTGTATTTAATGACAGTTGATAATATTGCTCGACGTGTTGTATTACAAGGTCGTCAAAGATTATTGAATATAGTTTTAGGAAATTCAATGAGTTCTGAAGAAGATCCAATAAATACAGAATGTTCAATTTGTTTGGATTTAATAGAAATTGGTCAGCGGTATACAAAATTACAATGTGATCATGTATATCACCGTGAATGTATTCAAGAGTGGTTACTAATAAAAACGAATTGTCCTTTATGTCGTGATGATATAGAATCTTAATTTAATAATCCTTTATGCCATAAGAGGTTAATATTTTTATTAATTTGTATAATTTGGTCATTAAGATGGACGAGTTTTCTTTTATAATTCATATATTCGTCAGTATTTATATTTTTTTTATTCCAGTCAATTTGTTTATTATATTTTTTCCATTGTGCGAGAACTTTTCTTAATTGACTAATAAGTTCAAGTGTTTTTTTATCTTGTTTATTCTTATTTTTTTGATTATTAATTCGTTGTTGTATACCAGTGTCACCAAAATTATGTAATGCGACTTTAAGTTGATTTAATGATTGTAAAAAGTCATCTTCAGTTTCAAGATATTTTTGTTTATATGTATATTTATTTTTTTTATTTTTTTGTGTGATAGTTTTACCTTTAAAAGCACTAGTCTTAAGATCATGTTTTTGAGTTTGTCTATGTTTCATAGTAGAATTCATAACAACTTGTTTGCCATCACTACCAAATAGTTCATCATAAGAAACATATCTACAGTAATCATTTCTAGCAAATGGTAACATTTGAAACTTATACTATATGGAAACATTTTATAAAAATAGAAGAAGTAAAAGTAAAATTGAATGTTAAAATAAATGTTAAAATAAATGTTATTTTTTTTACCTATATCAGTAGAGAGTTTTAATTTTTTCATAATTAAATCATTATTAATTATGAAACTATGGATATTTGTGTTAGAATTAATTAAATTACATGTCAATATATATAATAATTTTAGACGGTATTTGTCAATATCGTTAATAATTAAGATCTTAATTGGTAAGATCTTACCAATATTAAGTTTTATTCATTTAATTTCAGTATTAAGTAGTTTCATAATTAATAATAATGAAATTATCGAAGAATTAGAAAAATCCAAAAAGATGATATGCCATACCGTAATTTTTGGTATTCAATTTTATGTACTTTATTATTCACTTTATTTAATATGATTTAACAAAAAGATAATATAAATACATTATGGATACATATGATATTTATACTATTATTTGTAATAGCAAACACTTTAATAATAAATATACCACCATCATATTCGATCATTCGTCCACATATGACTGGCAGTTTTGGACCTAGTGCTCGAAGATATAATATCTCCGATACAGAGATGTATTTAGATGATAATAATATTTATGGTTGTAATAAAATGAAAAATATATCAAATAAGTTAGTTCTTGTTATGAGAGGTAAGTGTTCTTTTTATAAAAAAGCATTAAATATTCAGACAGGAGGTGGCCTAGGAATGATCGTCGGTAATACTTTTAAAATGTATTATGATTACGAGTACATGAATATTTACTATGAATTGGATGTAATAACCAGATATGATTATATATATATGTCTAGTCCGAGAAATAAACGAGCAAAAATCAGAATACCTTGTGTTTTAGTTCATTATGGTACATATATATTATTGTATGATTTATATAAAATTGATAAAGTTATACTAACATTAAATATTAAAGGTGACTTATTAATGAGTCAAGGAGTTTTAACTTTTGAAGACATTAGAGTCGAAGCAATATGTTTTTTTACAGGAATCGGATTGGTAATATTTGCTTTCACTTTATATGGTATTTGTGCTTGGATAGATAGAATAAGAGATCGAAGACATATATTAAGAAGATTACGACAAATAAAGGAATTTATTTGGTCAGATGAAGTTGCACAAGAGTTAAGTATTTATAATAGTCGATGTAGCATTTGTTTCGAAAATTTTGATGGTACAGCATCAGCATCAGAATCTAGTCAAATAGATGTAATAGAAGAACAAACAGAATCTGCATTAATAAAAGTTTTACGTTGTAAACATGCGTATCATGGAAATTGTATAGATCCTTGGATAAATAGACATAATCATTGTCCTTTATGTAAAACACCAGTTATCGATACTTTAGATACGAGATTTAAAAAATTTAGTAGATTTCTAGAACGTGTTCGATTACATATACTAATCTATTGGGCTACACTAGCTAGAATATTTATTAGAATAATATGGGGACCTTATCATTTACTAAATTTTTTGATTAGAAATATTTCAAATTGTTTTAGAACAACACAAAGATGATATAAAAGTATTTAAATATTAAAAGGGATTATTATACATAATTAGTAAATTATATATAATGTTACCAAGTGATATTGAAAATTTAATAGTAAGTTATCTACCAACTAAATGTGATTGGTGTTCTTCTTGCTGTAATTATGAAGTAAATGATTATAGATATTTCTATCCTAGCGGTAGAAAAGAACCGATTTTACAAAATATTTATATTTGTCGTTTATGTAAAATTTCAAAATTTAATTTCGATGAGATTTATGTTTGGCCTCGGGGATTAGATAGAGCACGAGAAGTTGATATAACTCAGATGTTTCCATGTATAATGTTAAAAAAATATAGATATATTCCTTGTGGAGTAATAATAGATGAACCTCTTTGTTTTATGTCCGATTACCATTGGAGGCACAACGGTCGATTTTATACAGGTGGGCAAGGTGGGCAAGAAGAAGGTCATCGTGTTTGGAGAGGTAATGATTTTGGTGCTGAAATCGGTGGTATTACTGGTGTTTTTGAAAATGGAGGAGGAGGATTTTTTTAATAAGTTATAAAATTGGTATATTTAATACTTCAAAATTACTTTTATCAAAGCCATTATAAAACATATAAATCACTCTTAAAAATTCTTCACTATTTTTTGGTTTCATTTTAAAAGTATGTTTTAACCATTCTAATAATAATTTATGTCTTGATGATTTAAGTATTAAAATTAAAATTGATTTTCGTATCAATTATCTAAAGATTACTATGAATAACATATACAATTCAATGAAGCTTTTTATTTTCTCTTTATTAACTTCAACTATTTTTGGACGAACTATTATGTTAAATAAGGATTTAAATTTTGATTCTCTTAAATTTGATAATAATGATAATTTCAATATGCCAAATTTGAATTTAGAAAAATTTAAAAAAAGACATTCAAATATTAAATATCAAATTGATGAACAACTAGAATCTCATACTAAAAAATTTATGGAAAATAATGAATATGAAGATATTGAGGAAATTGAAATTCCTATGATATTTCATGTAATATATAATAACGGAAATAATTATCAATACGGAGATATTAATCCTTTTACAATAAATCAACAATTGATTCAAACATATGTAGTCGATCAATTAAATGAGGATTATAATTTAGAAAATGAAGATAGATTTGAAACACCAGAAGTTTGGCAAGATTTAATGGCTGATTTTAAAATTAATTTTTTTATTAATAAAGTTATTTATATTAATTCAAATAAAGAATCTTGGGATATGTATGATGATTCAATGAAAATGGATAAATCTGGTGGTAGTAATGTAATTGATCCAGAATTGAATTTGAATGTATGGATTGTATATTCACCTGGTTCAGAAGGAGAGATTACAATGGGACGTGCTCAATTTGCAAGTAATTTTAAGCAACAACCAGAACTCGATGGATATGTATTAAATTTCTATGCATTATTGTTAAGTATGAATGGATATAGTGATAGAACATCTACTCACGAAATTGGACATTGGATGAATTTAAGACATATTTGGGGCGATGGAGGATGTGATGTTGATGATGGTGTTGCTGATACACCTGTTTCAGATATAAGTCATATTGAATGTGGTAGTTCAGAAGATTGTACTTATCCAGCAACAAGTTCATGTGGTTCACCAGATATGTTTATGAATTATATGTCTTATGGAAACGAACAATATATGTTTACAAAAGGTCAAATGTTAAGAGCTCGTGCGGTATTTGCCGAAGGAGGACCAAGACATAGTATGGTTACACGAAAGAAATCTACTAAAAAGTGTCATCATGATGACACTTTTTATATTATTATTGTTGTTTTAACTATTTATATTAAAATATCAATTGAGAGAAATGTATCGTATTGAAGAAGTCTCACCTGAAGAATTATTAACATAATTTTTTAAATTACCAAAAATTTGACATGAATTTATAAATCCAGTCCGTTAAATATAAAGATGTGTTTTCGCTTAATACTCATATATAGTTGTTTTTATAAAATATTTTCAATTTTTAAATTTATATTCATTTGGAAAAACCTTAAAATATTTATTATTTTCATAATCTATCTCCTTGTCGATAGACTCTGGATATTTTATATTGAGTTCTTTGATAGTAGTTTTAGAATTTTTTAAAAACTCGATAATAAGTGCTAGATATACGTCCAAATCTTCATATTCTACTTTTTTAAAGTTTAATTCCCAGGGAAGGTACTGACCAAAATAGTGAACGACTTTTATTTTATCACAAACCCGAGTTTTTCGATATTTATATGGGGTATTTTTTTTATCACAACATTCATTCCTATGCCAACCAAGAAATTGAAAACACTGTGGCAATTGATCCCAACTTAGTTTAGGACCTTTATTATAAACACTCATGTAGTATACAATCGATTGTTCGTCTGTACCAGAATAATTATTTTTAGTATATATTTCAACATGTTCTTTTTGTTTAATCATATCAAGAAATTGTTCAAAGTCTTTTTTATTAGGTTTTAATAGCATTGATGTGGCGATCGCTACAAAACCGCCTTGGGTTAATGCTTGTTTAATTAAATTAGGTTTAATAACTTTTTTAAATTTATAAAAGTTTTTAATTTTAGAATTTTTAATATACGACCAAGGATTATAAAAAGTACCAGCAGGGCGTTTATATTTCTTAAAGACATAATCGATATTTTGGGTAATTACTACGTCAGCATCCAGAAAGAATATTTTTTTATATTGTATAAGATTCAGACAATTCCATTTTGTGTATGAGATATTAAGCCAATTTTCATAAAGTTCTTGTTGTCTTGCAGTTTTGAATTTTATTTGTCCTTGAATATATGGAACTTTAACGGGTTTAATATTATTTTTTCGTAATATTTTAAGTGCTTTTTGCGAAACATCGTCAGTAACAAGACAAACCAAATCGTATTTAGTATTAGTTCTTTTAATGGACCAAGCAGAAATCAGAACACCAGCTAAATAACGATCACCTTTGAATAGAGCCCAAACATAAGCATATGGTGACTTTGTCATTATAATATATTAAAAACTAATATAATAAAATTGAAAGATAAAATAAATAACAAGTTATACTATGATAAATATTGCAGGAGTTATTTTTTTAGGAACAATTATTATTTTAGCAGGAATAGGATATTGTATTCTTCGGCGTCGAGGTTATCAAAATATATACCAGCCTTTTTAAATATAATAAAATTGAAAGATAAAATAAATAACAAGTTATACATCAAGATGGTAGGAATTATTTTTTTAGGAACAATAATTATTTCAGTCGAAATCGGGTGTTGTATTCTTAGATCTAGTAGAAATCAGGATATATATTTGCTAGAACTTTAAAATATAATAAAATTGAATTTCAGTATATAAATTTTAATATATAAATTTTTGAAAAATGTGTTTTCGAAATACTACAATTACAAATTTTGGAAAGACAATCGGTAATGTTTATTCAGTAATATGGTTATTAGTTCTTTATTTTCCCTATCTTTACTATTACAATATTGAACAAGAAACTGTAATCAGTATGTTTGACCAGTTAACATGGTGGTGTTGGACCACTCAAGTGATTTTTTATACAGTAGCTTTAGTAGTAGATAAATGCAGTTGTGAATATTTTAAGGATTTTGAGATTTCTGATATGGATGAATATGATGAACCAATTCGAAATTGTTATCCTCAACTAGTGGATTTACTTTCGATTGTAACAGGTATTGTTTGGTTTGTATGTGGAATGTTCATTTATGTTTTGTTTATGAATCCGCGTATATTAGTCGATCAGATGGGTAATGATATTGATGGTGCTGGTGGAAGAATTCAGATAGGTAATATTTTAATTCATTATTATATCGTAACAGGTATTTATGTTTGGACGTTATTTAAATATAAGTTCGTAAATCGACGAGTAGATTATTTTTTAAAAACAGGGAAATATGCTTGGGTTCGGTTATTATGTAATTGGTTATTAATTCCATTATTTTATTTAAGTTATTGGAAGTTTGATATTCATGGCATAGCAGAGAATTATTGGATAGAAGATGAGAATTTAGCAATAAATATTGGAACTGGTATATTAGTATTATTTTTTACAACAACGTCCCAATTAGTTTATTACAGTAGTTTTTCTAAGTATTATGAACAGATTGATCCAGATGAGTTTGAGATACATCGTCGTCGTGTAAATGGACAGGTTGTAATTGAGATGGTTCGTCATGATGAGCGGGGAGAATTTCTTTAAAGTAAGTTTAAAATTGAAATAATTAATTACGGATATATATATAATGTCCGCCAAGACATATAAATTAATTGATTTATTTGCGGGAACAGGTGCTTTTTCTTATGCGTTTGAAAAGTTAGATAATGTAAAATGTGTATATGGAAATGATTATTGTAATGAATCAGAAGCGATATTTAATTTAAATCATAATATAGAATTAGTAAATCAGGATTTAAATATGATAAATATAGAAGAAATACCATCTCATGATATTTTATGTGGAGGTTTTCCATGTCAACCATTTTCTATAGCAGGTAAAAAGTTAGGATTTGAGGATAAAAGAGGAAATGTTTTTCATAAAGTCGTTGAAATCATCGACCACCATAAACCTCGTTTCGTAATTTTAGAAAATGTAAAAAATTTAAAGGGTCATGATAAAGGAAATACTTTTAAAGTAATTTGTCAAAAATTAACAGATTGTGGTTACAAGATAAAACATAATATTTTAAATACTTATAAATTGACAGGTATTCCTCAAAATAGGGAAAGGATTTATATTGTTTGTTTTAAGAATAATGATGATTATGATAAGTTTAACTTCGATTTTTCTGAAGTTTCATTAAAAGCACTGTCATCGTGTTTAGAAGTTAATATTCCTGATAAATATTATTACAGTGAGCGTTTTAAGTCATATGATAAGATAAAAGAGGGTGTAATTAAAAATATAAATACAAATACAGTATATCAATGGAGAAGAAAATATGTGCGTGAAAATAAGAATAATGTTTGCCCGACATTAACAGCAAATATGGGTGGTGGTGGTCATAATGTTCCTTTAATTTTAGATGATAAAGGAATTCGGAAATTTACTCCTCGTGAATGTTTTAATTTACAAGGTTTTCCTGAGGATTATAAATTACCAGAATTAAGTGATAGTCGATTATATAAATTGGCTGGAAATGCTGTATCGTTGCCTGTAGTAGAGTTAATTTCAAAAAAGATATTTAATCTTCTTGAGTAATAATATGGTTTGTTTGTTCTTCTTCAATAACATCAGGCTTTTGTTCTTCTTTAATAACATCAGGCTTTTGTTTTGATGCCGATTTACATTGTTGAATATGTCGTGCGAGAATATTTTTTCTATTGCTACTGTATGTTTTACAATGAGGACATATTCTTTTGATACATATTGCTTCATGTTTTTTAAGATAATTTTTACTGGAACAGATAACGTGACAATAGGTACAATTCCAAGTATCTTGGGAACAAACATTTTCTATATGTGATTTTAAGCGTGTTTTATGAAATATTTTTAAACATTTTGGACATTGATTTTTTTTTACAGTAGGATCTAATTTATTTTTTTGTTCTATTAAAATTTTTAATGCTAATCTATCTTCTTTAATTTTATTTTGAAGTATTATAATTTTTTGATTTAGCGTTTCAAGATTCATATTATATATATTATATATTATATATATTATATTCTTATTACACTCAATGCGTTCTCATTGCTAATAGGGTTTTCCTTACAAGCAGTCAGTGCGTTCTCATTGCTAATAACTTGTCGTATCAATCGTGAAACGGTTTGTAACAAGCAGTCAGTGCGTTCTCATTGCTAATAACTTGTCGTATCAATCGTAAAACGGGTTGTAACAAGCAGTCAGTGCGTTCTCATTGCTCGTCGCTTCGTTCGTTGGCTAATTTTATCGTTTCAATTAGTTTTTTCTGTTCGTATAATAGCTCATTGCTACAGCTGATAGTGAGCAACATGCTGATCTAAATAAAATCATATGTTTCATAGGGATATATT